GCTGCGGCCGTGAAACCTTTCTGCCTGAACTGGTACCAGGAAACGATGAAAAACCATGCGGAATACTTTAGGTTTGTCGTCGATGGGTCCCCGGGGAACTGGAGTGTTAAAGTCACATCCCCAGGTGGCAAGGAGGTTTATTGGGATAAACGTACAGATTTTTCCGATAGCCTTCTCGCCCAGTTGTCAGCTTTTTGTAGTGTGTTCCGTCACTACACTTGTCTCCGTCTCAAGACAAAATCCCACCACATTGCCCCAAGGGAGACCCCGTTTGATGACAGAGGTCTCTTTCGTCTTGCTTGTGCTGCCGCCATCCCTGCCGGATACCCGGAGTACAATAATCAAAATATTTCAATCACACCACTGCCCAAATGTGGTGATTGGTTCCCGAAGTTTACAGCGACCGAAGGATGGTTCCTTGAGATGCTTCAGTTTGCCGATGTTGTCTCAGCCGGAGAAGTTGCCCGTGGTGCTTCCGCCATGTGGCTTACTGGTGCCGGAGTCGTTGGATACCATGGAGCGATGTCCAGTATTAGCCGCCCTATGGAGTCTTACAAGCGCTCTATCCCTGACAAACGCACTTATGCCCAGGCTATTATGGCAACGTGCAGGAGTTTGGGAATGACTACAGAGACGCTTGCGCCCTTGGATTTTGATTATGCAGCCCTTTTGAAGAGGAAAATTGACCGGACCAAAGCAGCCGGTCACATCAATATCTCTCCCCGAGTTGTTGATGAGGAATATGGCGTTGAGTTTGTGATCTCCGCCAACGGTACTAAGGGGGAGCAGATTTCCGCGGCCGCTATGATTCTTGATGAAGCCATTGTGAAGATAAAGGCTTTCCTTCTCCATAGCCCGGATTCTACCCCTATTCATTTGTTACCCATTCCTATTGCCAAGACGAATGTGAAAGTTGAGGGAAAACTCGGAAGTGATCTCCTCGAGTTTGATGTGGCGGATTTTGATACCGATAAAGTCAGAATATTTTTCGTTGTTCCTTTAGTGCAGTACCTTATCTGCAGTATTTTGTTTGAGCCTTGGCACTATGCGACTGCCAACGTTGGAGCTAATTTCATTGGATTCCCATGGGCATATGGAGGAAATCAGGACTTTGCGGATTGGATGCAAGCCTTTTCTGATGAGCCATGCCTTTATGGGTCCGGAGACGTGGGGAAGAAGGACCAAAGCTTCCCTTGGCATGATCTTGTGATGATCACGTCTCTTATCTTTATGATGATTCCAGAAGACCACCCCCAATACGGTCTTCTGCGCACCTTGATTGCTTGGAACGCCCGTTTTACCGCCGGCCACGTTGTTCGTTGGTTGGAGCATCTGTTCCGTCTCGTCATTGGCACCCTGTTCTCGGGGGATTACAATACCTCATATTTCAACACCTTTCATATGATCGTGTGTTGGTATCACTATATCTTGGCCACGTCTAAGGACAAGAACAAAGCCCTTTCTCACGTGGGCTTGAGGTTTGCTGCCCAGGGGGATGACTATGTTAACCGCATCCCCAACTGTTTCCCCGAGTTGTCCAATCGTGGATACATTGATTTCTTGAAGTCACACCATGCCCAATCCGTGAAGAGTGCGTCCATTGTCACATCTCCTACTTTGTGGTCTTATCCCACGGACAACTATGAGATAGACGTGAACAAATCGTCTATGCAAAAGTTTCTTCAGTGTTATTTTAGGCCTGAAGATGGCAAGCTCATTCCCTGGCGCCCTACTGCCGTTTACTATCGCAAGCTGACCTTATGGAAACCAGAAATGGTACCCGTAAAGTTAGCAAGTAAGTTGATAGGGTTAGCGTACGATACCCGCGGGTCAAATCCCGTTGCGTATGAGTTCTTGAAAAGAGTGTACGCTTGGTTCTCCCGTGTTCACAACATTCAGGTTGCTGAGCTCTATGATAAATGGGAGACTAACCAGGATGATGTTATGAGGAGCATGATGTACAAGTGGGGGTTCAGCGGAGATTTTAACCCACTTGATATGTGTATTTTCCCCCCATACGCAAGACTTCAAGATCTGTTTTACACCTATAACACGTTTGGAACAGTGTACAAGATGAGGGAGCCAAGAAGAATAAACGATCATGTTGTTCTTCATGTTGCAAGCAATCAATAAAGAAAAAAAGAAAGG